TCGATCAATTCGACGGCGCCCATCACTTCTCTCCTTCAAATCGGTACGCCTTGAACGCGCCGACTTTCCCGCCTTCAACGAGGTAGCCGTGCAGGTGCAGCCTGTACAGCGCGTTCTTTGCTTCGTCCAAGCTCCAGCCCCACAGTTCATGCACCTTGGCAGCGGTCCAGAACACCTCCGTAGTCTGATGATAGGTGCGGATCAGGTCGTACAGCTCTCTTGGCTTGCTGTCTTTTTTGAACGTGTGGTGTTTCTTGCGGCGATGTCCGGCCAGCGTTCGCGGAACGTGTCCGCCGCTCTCTGCGATGGCCCGCAGTTGGCTCAACACATCGAACATCTTTTCCTCCGGTGAAGTTCGCTCGCAGACAAAGTCCACCAGCTTGCATTCTTCGTCGACCAGTTCGTCACCCGGCCCTCCTTGCGCAGCGACACCAGCGTGGTGTGAAGGCTGCTGTTAGGGATGCCGGTCTGCTTGCCGATGTCCAGCGTCCGAGCGTTGCGCCCGTCCAGGTAGTCCAGCACAGCCTCCTCGTACCCGAGCTGCTTGTCGGTCTTGCCTAGACTTCGCCGCGACGTGGCAATGTGCGTCAGTTGCTCTGCGAGCGAAGGGATCATGTCTTCAACACCTCCCACATGTTGTCGATTGCGCTCTGACGCACAATCTCAGGGTCCATGCCAAGGTTGTGGCAAATCCACTGGAACGACCCGACATGGTGCTGCCGGGGGTCCATCAACCACTGTTCGTCGACGTGAAACAACCCTACCGGCAAGTCACGCTTCCCGGCTCGCAAACGCTCTGCCCTTCGCACCAGAGCGTCGATAATTCCCCCTGTCAGGCACGCCACCCACAGCTTGCGCTCGGGTGTGTCCGGGGGTCCGACGTCGTGTTGATCCACAATCATTATACTGGTCATCGTGTTAAGAAGTAAACAGGTTAGTACCGACCCCACTGCTCGGCCATCGCTTTCGCCACCCCTGCAAACGTGCGGCTGCGTTCTTTCCATCGATCCTCGGACGGCCCGAGCCGGTTCTGCCCGCTGTCGGTCTGGTTGGACCAGCGTGGTTTCCCGTCAACAAGGCGCGGAGCCACCATCTGCGTAGGGGTAAGCGGGTCAAGGTTCTTCAGCCACAGGCAAGTCTTCTTGCTGGCGTCTTCCCCGAACTCGTATGGTTGAATGATCTGGTCGGGTTTCCTGATCCTGCTGCTGATGCACGACACCGGGTTCTCGACGGCGATGCGCTCGATGGGTGCCGCCAGCAGCTTGCGAACAAAGTCCAGCGCCTCTTCTGTCTTGGCTGCGCGCTCCGGGTCGCGCTTGTTCCAATGAAGCCCGCTCACGGCCAGATAGGTGCAAGGGGGATGGAAGATGCCCAAGTCCCATCCTTGACCCAACAGGGGCAGCACGTCGCCCTGAATATGGAACGGGCTGTCGTCTTCGCTCGGCAACAAGTCGCACGACCATGCGTCGTGCCCAAGACTCCTGAACGCTTGGCGAACTCGCCCACTGTACTCGCACCCGACTAGAACTCGCATCAGTGCATCTCCTTCTGGTTGTTCTCAACATACATACGCGTCAGCATGTCTCGCAGGCTGGTCATGCCGCCGACGCAGCGGTGGTACTCGGTGCCGGTTGTCTTGATGGCGTTCTCTGCGGCGTGCCCCAGTTTGGAGGTGAAAGTGATCGTAACCTCGGCGGCTTCGGCCTTGGCTTTCAGGGCGTGCAGGCTCTCGTCCTTCCAGAACGAAAGGTCGAACACCTCGCCGAACTCGGACTGAATCATACCGGCTTGCTGCGGGAGCAGCCCTGCAATGAGAACCTTCTTCTTGCGATCACGCGGCGCATTGATGATAGGTGCGTGAATCTGGGGTGTCGGCGCCGTCAGTGCAGGTAGCGCCGTGCTTAGTTGGTGCATGAGTCGGTCCTTGAGTTTGACTGCGACCTGCTGCGCCAGGGTGTCGGCGAGCGAGGTGGCAAGGTCATCGACCAGGGCGTTCAGGTCGAGAGAGTGTTGGTTGGTGGGCTTGGCCTTGCGCTTTTTGACAACGGGGTCAGA